ATACTGATGTTCCGATCCCCGGCGGGGAGTCGATTGATAATATAAATTCTCGATCTCGAAGACCGCTTCTTAGAGCATTTAGAGTCGGATATAGAACAGGTAAGCCAAGTTATTTAGCCGTACATTCTAGCATAATCCATTCTTTAGGTAATTTGTTGCACGGAAACCACAAGGCTGCTTTAGTAGAGCCGGGTGGGGTGGTAGAGGTCTCATTCGACGGTAAAAGGTTTAATGTTAAGCCTGTATTTAAGCCGAAGAAAGAATCAGAAGAGACAGCCTATGCTTCATAATCAATAGTCGGAGATCAATTCATGCCATTAACGGGGCAACCTAAAAGAGACTGGGAGTTTGTTAGTCATCGTGCGAAGAAACAAACTGCATTCTGGTCGAAACTGGTTAAGGGCGAGGTCGAAGGCTTAGATTTATCCAAGGTAGACCCAGAAATTCTTGAGTGCTGTCTAGAAGGTAAGTACTTTCGCGGAGAAGGACACACTAGTCCGGCTGACGGCGCTGGTCGTCAGAGAACTCCGATGGAAGAGATGTGGCTTCTTTATATCGGTGTAGAACATTTAACCGAGGAAGAAGAACAACGTGGAAAGAAAAAGAAAAAAGAATCGGCTGTAGAGCCAATTAAAGCTAGAAGAATAGCCGGATACCCTATTCTTGATAAAAAAGGAATAGCTACCGGTGAATACTCTTATGGTGTCCATTTTCACGATGATGGATATTTAGACTTTCAAAATTGGCTGTACGCCAGAGATCAAGCTCGCAAAGACCTGCTGTGGCTAGCCCGAGAAGTGCTGGGCGAGACCTTAGTAGTGGAGCGAGTTCATCAGGTTGTTTGCAATCAGTTTGTCTCTAAGAACTTTGATGGTGTGTATCGTTCCGGTTATGGAATTATGGAACTAACCACGGCCATCAAGAGACAGAATCGTGTTCCCACTGTATGGAATCCAGAAACTAAAAATTATGTTTTTAGACCTGAAGAGGTAGACTCTCCAAGTAATTATGAAAAGATATCTCTGACAGAAGACGCTAGAGATTTTTTCAAGTCAACCATAGGCAGAGCAGACGCAGTTCAGTGGATGCTTTCGGTTCCAGATATCAGTATGATTATTCTTTGCGCGGATAATAATCTCGCAGAGATTTTCGTTAATCAGATTAAGAAGAAGTTTTTCCTTGCTGCCGGAGCGGAACCGAGCGCCCTTCACTTACTTTTTCCAGAGTATATTTTACGAGGTGTAAAGGGAACATCTAATGAGCCTGTGAAGTGTCCGGCTCGTAGACTGGATCGCACATATCCTACTCTTTGGGCAGACTCTATTGATTCCACATTGTCTGGTTTGCATTGCGACATATTGAAGTTTGATGACGTGGTATCAAACACCAACTGTCAAACTACAGTTACCAGAGAAAAATTAAAGAACCACATAGACACCACCATGTCTGTATGTGACACATGGGGTTGGGTGGATATGATTGGTACTCGATACTTCCCGGATGATTATTACGGGTATATTGAGGATGCAGCCATCGAGAAGCCTGAAGTTCATGGTATCAAGCTGTTCAAGCGAGCGGCCTGGTACGTTAAGCCAGCTTTTTCGCATATAGGAAATAAAAAAGTTAAAGAGCTTGAAGAGCACATGGTCACATTGACCTTTCCAGAGCACGCAGACTGGAAGTTTCTTCAGGGAAAACTAAAGAACGAGTCTACATTCCGATGTCAGTATCTTAATGAGCCTGTCTGGGGCGCTGATGCTATTGATATGCCTTTAGAGTTATTGAAGGCCCATCAAATGCTTCCCACAGAAGCCCAGGCCCTTAAAGGTGAGATATACATTGTAGGCGATATGGCTAAAGAAGCAAAGAAGAATTCAGATTTTTCTACCTTTGCAGCCATGAAAATTTATAAAAAGAAAGACCCGCAAACTGGTCTACAAGATGGCATTGTTTCGGTTGTTGTTTTAGAAGTGGTGTTCGGCAGGTGGACTCAAACACAAACAGCCCAAGAATTGGCTCAACTTAATCAGCGCTGGTTACCAAAACGAATACACGTTGAGGATACCGGAGGTCTGGAGTCATTCTGGATGTATGCCATTCCGGAGCACTTTAAGAAAACCGGGTTACCGTGGTACCACATATTTAGAGCGCCAGTTGAACAGGGATACGACGCAAAACGTAATCGAGTTAAAGGCCTTGAGGTCTTACTTAAGTCTGATCGATTATATTTTGCTATGGGACCGTGGAACGACGAAACTTTTACTCAGTTAAGTCAATACACTGGGGCTAAAAGTACACGTTCTAGAAAAGACGACATCCCAGATGCGCTATCTTTTATTAGCCGATATCTTCCTAGCAGTACTCCAAAATCTCCTGAGCAGCAACAGCAAGAGGTGGAGCAGCTAGAAAGAGAGATGGGCGCAAAGATTTTAAGAGCGCAGCACGACGCAATGTTTGGTAGATATAACATAAATCCTCCGGCATTGGAACCAATATATACCCCCTCCGAAGACGTTGGAAACAGTTCAATAGCCCAACGAATTTTTGGGGGAAATGGGCTACGAGCATAAAATATGACAGAACCGTTGAATCCGCATGCGGCTGAAACCTTGGAGAGCAAGGCAGTTGATGCGGTAGGCAACATTACGTCAAAGGACATGCACAAGGACCAGGATACTGGTACTTACATGTTTGATGACGGCGCAGCGCTAAAACTAGTTATAGATGATGCTGCACTGGCTGACAATTACATTAATGTTAATCAGTGGGCGTCCGGATGGATTGATTCTGGAATTATCTTTCAGAGCCCGAGACAGTCTAGCGCCTTTGATGGCGGAAATGTAGCTCAAGCGAACGTTCCGAAGTTTACTGTATCAAATCACATAAGTTCTATAGTTCCTAAAATCATAGAGGGTTTGTTTTATGAAGACCCTCCGTTCTTGCTACGCCCCCGACCGGGAACAAAGCAGGAAGTGACCCGCGCTAAGACCGCTCTATTCTCCGCCCAACTGTGGGACATGAAGTTTAAGACCCAGGTTGAGCGTGGGGTAGATCAGATGGCTCTCTATGGCACCACTATATTCAAGTGGGGTTATCTAGAGAAGACAGAAAATGTAAAGAGATATCGTAGGAAGCAGGCTCCTGCGTCTCTCGATACAACGGTGCCGACATCTCCTATAGATACTCCGGAATCTGATGACTTCGAAGTGTTCGTTGAGTCCATGCAGATTTCTCGTCCCTGGATTAAGTTTTGTGACATACGAACAGTTTTGGTGGACCCAGGTACTCGTGTCGGAGATATTCGAGAAGCGAAGTGGGTCATCTATCGAGACTATGTTACATTTGATGATTTGAACTCGCTGCGAGATACTCCGGGATACGATATTCCGAGTGAGGAAGACCTTAAGTCATTTTTCTTATCCGGTCCTACGGCTAAGCCGGATAATCTGACATTGACTATTCCAGAAGGCATGCGTGGATACCTACAGCACGCACTACCGAGAACCTTTAAGAGTAGTTCTGACCCTCAAGATGCTCCTATGGAAATTCTTGAGCGCTGGGACAAACAAAAGGTCATTGTAGTTTTGTCTTTTAGCGGCCAGAACATATTGCTTCGAAACGAGCCAAATCCTTACGGAGCGCTTCCGTTTTTCAGTGCAAACTGGAGAAATATACCGGACGCTTTCTATGGTCAGGGACTCGGCTTACTAATAGGAAGCGAACAGATAGTCGAACAGGGAATTACAAACCTGGCTCTTGACCTGCTTGCATACGGACTACAACCAACCGCCGTACGTAAGAAAGGTTTTAATGTTCCTACTCAGATGACCCGCTGGAAGCAGGGCGGAATCATAGACGTGGACGATGATGTTGACAAGGCATTTAAGTTTATGACAATGCCTCCTGTTCCTTCGGAAGCGTGGCAGTTCTTGAATGTTACTCGCGCAGCCGCGCAGGAAACATCAGGGGCCAATGAACAGGTAATGATGGGCGCTGGCGCAGCCGGTGTTAAGACCACCGGAATGCGATCAGGGACAGGAGCGGCAGCCGTTGTTCAGGCTAACGCATCACGTCTAGACGGCCCGAGTAGCCGTTTGGTAGAGCAGGTATTCGTACCGTGGCTCTATCAGATGGACCAACTTAATAATGAGTTGCTTCCTACTTCAGTTCTTCGTCGTGTATTAGGCGAAGAAATGGGAACAACCTATATGGGAGATCACATAGAATTTCGTGAAGCTAAGTTTGAATACGAAGTTCTTGCTGGGGCTCATCTTGGAGCCAAGAAAGAGATGGCTCAGGCTTTGCCAGTAATCATTCAACTTTTGAACAGTCCCGTATTTGTAAAGAATATTAATGATTCGGGTTATCAATTTGATGGTGTTGCAATTTTTAAGGCGTTTACTGATGCAGCCGGATGGAAGTTTTCTCAGGATTTTATGACTCCAATGACTTCGGAACAGAAGCAACGTTACGACGAAAATCAACCGGCGGCTATGCAGCAAAAGCAATTACAAGCACAGCAAGCAGCGCAACAACAGAAATTCCAACAAGATCAGCAGTTGGAAGATCAAAGACAACTCGGAAAAGCAGGAGCCGAAGTACTTCGTTCGGCAACCGAACACTCGCTTAATATGGAAGCGACTGGCCAACCGTCAGATAACCCCGAATCGTTCGGTTCGACTACAGCACTATAATCTCCCTCAGCTTGATCCGCTGAGGTTTACTGATACAGGGGCGTGCCAGTACACGCCCCAGATCAATCTTACTGGAGATAGCTATGACGGAAAAAGAAAAGAAGCATCAGTATTATTTAATTCATGCAGAGAAGATTAAGAAAAGATCGGCGCAATGGGCTAAAGATAACCCTGAACGCTCTAAACAACTTAATCTAAAAAAGAGCAGAAGATACGAAGAAAAGCACAGAGAAAAAAGACGAAATAGACCTGGCCGCTCTAGGGCATGGCTTAAGGCTCATCCTGAAAGAGCGATGGAGATTATGCGAAAGCATAATTATGGAATCACTCCAGAGCAGTATAGGACTAAAAAGCGGGAGCAGAAAAACTGTTGTGCTATATGCGGCAAGAAAGAAACGCATCGAGATCACAGGTCAAACAAAATTAGAGCGTTATCTGTAGATCATGATCACAGCACAAATACTATTCGTGATCTTTTATGCGGGAATTGTAACCGTGGATTAGGGATGTTTCTTGATAGTTCAGAGCTATTATTAAAAGCATCACAATATTTGGAAAAATATAAGGAAACCAATGGCAAATAAAACGCCACTATTGTCGGATACCCTGACAGAGACTCAGCGGCTCAATCTTACAGGACTTAAACATCACCCGGGGTTTCCAGTACTCGAACTGATGTTTATGGAGGCCTGTAAAAGAGCGACTGAGGAAGTGATTAAGCTAGACCCGATTGAAGAGGGCTATGAGCGAAAACTCAAGGCCCTTCAATCTAAAGCAAGAGATCGAAGTGAATTTTCTCTTTTGATTCTTCAGTCTATTAATTGGCAAACCGCTATGGCGGAAGCTAGTCAAACTCAAGAATCAAAAGTGGAACCTGAAGTCAATCGAATCGTAAAACCACTCGTCACAAGGACGGAATAACATGAGCGTAACCCCTGGACTTACTCCTGAAACTCTTAATTTCTCCGAAGTATTAAAGTGGACCGGGCAGGAGATGAAAGATCAAATGCGCAGGTCGGATGAGATGAGACAGGCTATTTTAAGCGTCGTTAAGTCTCAATCACTGGCCGACATTGAAGCAGCGCAAAGACAGATAGAAGCAAATTCTACGGTGCAGCCGGAGCAGCCAGAAATTGTTCCAACGCCCACAGAATCAGATGCAGAGGCTGAGCAACAGCGTGTTGCAGCAGCGCAGGCGGAAGCCCAGGCTGCAGCAGCTAAAGAGACCGAGAGAGAAGCGGCTGTTAAGATCGAGAACGAACAGCTAGCACTGGCCGGAATCTCTGTTACTAGAGATCAGTACGGAAACATTGCTAAGCTGGTACAAGATTATCAAGCCACGGACGAACACGGAAACTCCATCGGTAGGCCGACCCACCTTGAAGCTCGATCATGGATCGAACTATCTATAAAGCAGAAGGAAGCCCATACTCAGGCAGTCCGTTGGGGCCATCGTCTAAAGCAGCAGAAAGTTTCATTTAAAGACCAACAGCCGGTAACTCCTCAGAATCTATCTGACGCGGAGCTACTAGAGTCTATGAAGGATTTGAAGTCAGACGATCCTCAGAAGCAGTTGGCTGCTATCCGAAAGGTTCAGAAGGCTGAGAAAGATAAGCTCGACGCTGAAGCAGCGGAAACTGCGCGTCAGGCCGCAGTAAGCCGAAGATTTTTGGATAACCACAAAGAAGATTTTTACAATTGCAAGGCAAATATCGAGTTGGTCAAGGACTACTTCGTAGAAAATCCGGAGTTGACCTGGACAGACGATAATTTAGAGATTTGTTTTCTTGCTATAGAATCCAAATTGGCTCCCGTACCACGAGAGCCAGTTGTGCTTACCCCTCCGGCCAATCCGGTCGCTACAGCACCTGTTGCTCCGGTAACCCCGGTCGCACCAGTGACAGCTACACCAACAGCGGTACCGGCAGTGCAGCCGGTAGCGACTGTTCCGGCACAGGCAGCAGTACCGGTTAATCCGGCTCCTGTTGTTCCAAGACCGGGGG